CCGATGGCCGCGCCAGAGTTCGACCGCGACGTATTCATCAACTCGCGCGGCAACGGGATTTGGGCGTCGGCCGGCGGCAACCTGTCGGGCAATGTCGCTACGGCGACCAGCATCACGGACACCACGATTACCCTAACAGCGCCGGTCGCCGGGCTGAAGCCGGGCGCCTATATGACGACGTTCTCGCCAGACATTTACATAACGAACGTGGCCGGTCCCGTTATTACCTTGTCGCGCGCGATCTCGGACACGCTTTTCGTCAATACAAAGCTGCGATTTACGCCGGCGCTGACTGTCGCCGCCGACGTGTATCCTGGTGACACGGTTATAGCGACCGCCGACACGGCGAACCTTGGCGCCGGCATGACGTTGCAGTATCCGCTGTCACCGTGTCTCGTGAAGGGTACCAAAATAACCGCCGTGGCGGCGAATGTCTCGGTCGCCGTCGATCAGACGCCCGTTTGCAAGATACCATCGGGGGCCGGGATCGCGGCGGCGGCGGGTTTCGACAAGTTCAGGATTACCAATAGTCGGTTTGAACGTCTCGGCGACGGTCTGTTTACCGCAGGCTCGGCGGTCTATACGACGAACGGCGCGGTCTCATCGGGCGCCAAGGCGGTTACCTTCAACTGCCTGTCGAAAGGCTGTGGCCAAATCGGTCTGATCCCTGGAAATTTAACGGCTGCGAGCGGACTGCCCGCCGGCATTCCTGCGAATGACCTCGTGATCGACGGGCCTGTCGTGAATAATGCCGCGAGCACGTTTACCGTTACCCTGAAAACGCCGGTAACCGCGCCGATCCCGACAGGGATGGTGATCCCGTTCACGGTCGGCGCGTCGTCCGGCAATGGGTATGCGCTCTGGCTCGCCTTCGGCGCCTGGTTCGCCAGCACAAACGGCCTGATCGCGGACAATTATTTCGGCCATGCGTGGTCGTCGCCGCTGTTCCTGCAAAGCACGCAGGGCATGATGCTCAGTCACAACACCTATCGGCTGGACTTTCAGGAATTCCAGTCGCCAAAAATCTATCCGTCAGCCTGCATCGCCCCGTATTACACTCTCGACACGATAATCGACGGCGACGACTGTTCGGGCGCGACCGGCAACGGGATCGAGGCCGAATACAACATCAATCTGAAAATCGTCAACGTCGTGTCGTCCGGCAACGGCACAAGCGGCCTGCTCTTTTGCGGGGGGCGGAATGTGCAGGTCTCGGCGTCGCGCTTTGAGCGCAACGGGCAATATCTGAATCATCCGCTTATCCAGCAGTGGGGGCCGACGCATGCGGCCGGTGTGCGGCTTGGCGGCTAGTGTTCCTACGCGCAGCCGGGGATTATATCCGATGTCGCGCTAAACAACGTCATCGCCAGCGATTATCAGCTAACGCATACGCAGTCTTACGGCGTCTTTCAGTGGAACAAGGTATCGACCATCAATAACGTAACATTTAACCAAATGACGATGACCGGCAATTTGATTGCGCCGTACGATCCCTGGATTGATCCGAACCCGCCGGTGCCCCCGCCAGGCGTCGATAATCGGATCATCAACCCATGCGCGAAGCTCGCACAATCGACCGAGGGCGCCTCGGTCTCGCCGGGCGGCAATATCTATATGGCGGACGGCTGGATGGCTTCGGGTAGTCCGTTCGTTGTTACATATCAGCGGTCGAATACTACGCTCGGCGGCTGCTCCACGGCCGCGACGATGACGGTCGTCACGACGGGCGCCCCCGCATCGACGGCGTTTAACCGATTGGTCCAGAACCTTGAAGCGGCGCATCTTACCGACCTGAAATACGGCACAGCCGGCGCGAAAAACCTGATTGTCGATTTCTGCGCGCAAGCATCTACGCCCGGCACCTATGGGTGGGCGCTGTTTAATCTTATCGCCGCTCGGCCTCGCTCGTATGCCGGTACTTACACGATCGCCGCCGCGAACGTGCCGCAGTGTTACTCGTTCTCGGTTCCCGGCGATACGGTGCAAGCGCTTACCGGGGTCTCGACTAATGCGGCAATGTCGCTGGCGTTCGATGTCGGGAGCGGTTCAAACTCTCGCACCGCGTCTTGCAATAGTTGGGTCGATGGACTTGCTCTCACTTGTTCGTCGGCGACCTCTCTGCCGTCGCTTGCGGTCGGGCAATCGCTAACGATCTCGGCGAGCAGGCTGTTTCCAGAAACGGCAGACTCAACCTGGGCGCCGAGGACCGACGATGCGGAACTGGCATTGGCGCAAGAGTTCTATGCCAAAAGTTTTTTGAGCGGCGTGGTGCCAGCGCAAAATGCCGGGCTGTCGGGGGCGTTCTGCATCCAGAATACCGCCGCCGGCGGCACGCCTTCCCTAGTTTGGCAATTCCCGCAACAGATGCGGATACCGCCGGTCATCACGACGTATAATCCGTCAGCCGCAAATGCGAACTGGCGGGACATTACGGCGAATACCGACGTTCCTGTCGCGGTCAATGCGGACGGCTCGGCGACGACCGATTCTGTGCTCTTGTCGGCGAACGCGCCTGTCCCGCAAGGCGATACGATCTGTATCCATGCCACGGCGAATGCTCGGCTCTGAAGGAAAGCGCAACATGCGGCTCCGGTGCGTCTCGCTAGCGGCGTGTCTGCTGCTGATCGGCTCGTCGGCGCGAGCACAACCGCTGACCGGCGGGGGTGGCGGCGGGGGCGCCGGTTCGGCAACGGCGCTTTATGTGTCATTTACGTCGGTGCCGTCTGGCGCCGATGTGTCAGAGGATACGTTGCAAAGCTATACGCTGCCGGCGAATTCTCTGGTCAATCCCGGCGACAAGCTCCGCATCTTCGCGGGCGGCGCCGCTAACGGCAACACTGATAACAAGCTGATCCGTCTGCGGATCGGGAGCGGCGGGCCTAATATCCTCTCAGCTATGTCGATCGTCACGGCGTCCGGCACACGCTGGTCGATGTACACGGAGATCGTCAAAACCGGGCCGAACGCGCAATTAGCGACGATGCTTCCGCGCGTCGCCAATAGTGCAAGCGCGGACGGTCTCGGCCAAACCGCGACGGCTGTTCCTGATACCGCGCCGATCACGCTGTCGATTACAGGGCAGAACACGACGAATCCCACGGCGGCAAGCCTGACCTGTGGTTACTTCAGCGTCGAGATTGTTCGCGCGCCGGCGTCGTGACGGAGGCTCAAATGGTCAAAATCATCGCGCTTGTCGCTGCTGGGTGCCTAGCGGCATGTCCGACGCTCGCGGCGCCGGTCTATACGACGCCGGCGGCGGTCACGCTGACGCCGCTTGACGCGGCGATCGTCACGACTGCCGGGACTGCCGTCGTCGCGCTCGCCGCCGCGCATCGCAATAAGGGCGGCTGGCTGTTCAATCCGACGACCGCGACCGTAGCGCTCTGCATCAATGAGATCGCGACCGCCGCCGGCACGACCTCGGCCGGAAGCCTGACCTGCATAGCGCCAGGGCAGACCTATCTGCTGTCGCCATCGCCTAACGCGGTCTCGGTTGTCACGTCCGATTCCGCGCATGCGTTCTCGGGCTACGGCTGGAACTAAAGGAGTCGCATCGATGAAAGTCTATCCCGTACCGGGGCGCCTGGTGCGCGATCCGCGCAGCATGCAACCCGTTCCTGAAGCCGGCCGCGACGTGCCCGACGACGATCCGTACTGGGTCCGCCGCGTTCGCGACGGCGACCTGACGGAGACCGCGCCGGCCGCAAAGGCCGCGCCGGCCGCCGAACCCGCGCCGGCTGCTAAGGCCGCACCGGCGCCGCCGATCCCGCCGCGAAAGGAGGCGTAACCGATGGCGATCGCGTTCACCCACTATCCGACGAGCAACCGCGTCCCTGGCGTGTTCGTCGAAATGGACCCGTCGCAGGCGAACACCGGCACGGCGCTGCAATCGACGATCCTGATCGGGCAAAAGACCGCCGCCGGGACCGCCGTCGTCGATACGCCGGTCGAGGTTTCGTCGGTCGCGCAAGTGCTCTCGCTGTGCGGCCAAGGCTCGATCCTGGCGGCGATGGCGCAGCGCTACCTTGACCGCGATCCGTTCGGCGATCTCTGGCTTCTGCCGGTCGCGGATCCGGTCGCTGGCGCCGCCGCTACGGGGACGATCACCGTCACCGGCACGGCGACCGCTTCTGGCACGCTCAATATCTACATCGCCGGCCAGCGCGTGCAGGTCGCGGTGAATTCGGGCGACGCGCCGGCGATCATCGGGCCGAATATCAACATCGCGATCAATGCCGCCGACGACCTTCCGGTGACCTCGACGGCGGTCGCCGGCGTCGTGACGCTGACGGCGCTCAATAAGGGGCTGCTCGGCAACGACATACAGCTTCAGCAAAACTACCTCGGCAACGCCGGCGCCGAGTATGCTGTCCCCGGCGTGACGCTCGCCTTCGCGCCGATGGCAGGCGGCACGGCTAACCCGACGCTGACGAACGGCCTGGCGAACCTGTCGAGCCATCCCTTCGATTTCATCGTGACGCCATACACGGACACGGTTTCACTCGACGCGCTGAAAAACTTTCTCGCCGACGACGTGGGCCGCTGGTCGTGGCAACAGATGATCTACGGCGGCGCGTTCTCGGCCTTCCGTGGGACGCTTGGGACATGCTCGGCGTTCGGCAACGCGCGCAATGATCAGCATGTCTCGGTCATGGCGCTCAATGGCTCGCCTGATCCGGTCTGGATTTGGGCCGCCGAGTATGGCGCCGCCGCCGCCGCCAGCCTGCGCGTCGATCCTGGGCTTCCGCTGCAATACATCAACACGACGCTTCAGGCGGCGCCGGTCGCGGCGCGGTTCACCATCTCGGAGCGGAATACCCTGCTTTATGACGGGATGAGCACGTCGCGCGTCGGTCCCGACAATACCGTGATCATCGAGCGGGCCGCGACGACCTATCAAAAGAATGCCGCCGGCGCGACCGACAACTCATACCTCGATGTCGAGACCATGTATGGGCTGATGTTCGTCGCGCGGGATCTCTCGAATTATCTGCTGACGCGGTATGCGCGCAAAAAGCTGGTGAGCGATACGACGGTTATCCTGGCCGGCTCGAATTGCGTCAACGCGCCGATGATCCGCGCCTCGGTGATCTCGGAATACCGCGCGCTCGAAGCGGCGGGCTACGTCCAGAACAGCCGGCAATTCGCGGCGAATGTGCTGGTCGAGGACGCCGGCAACGGGCTGGTCAAGGTGCTGGCGCCGGTCGATCTCGTGAATCAGCTTCGGCAGATCGCGATCCTTCTGCAATTCCGCAAGTCGTAAGGGGGCGGCAATGGCTGCATGCGAAAGGCTGGCTGGGATAACCGGCCTGACGATCGACGGGAACGCCTATATGGTGGTCTCTGATGTCACATGGTCGCCGGCGCGGTGGAAACGCGAGACGCTGGTCGGCCTCGATAGCGTCCACGGCTTCTCGGAAGTGCCGATACAGGGGTACATTGAGGCGACGCTACGCGATAGCGGCACGATCAATATCGGCGATTTCAACGATATGCGGTGCGTTGAAGTGCTTGTCTCGCTGGCGAATGGCAAGGTCGTCGGTGGCTCGAATATGTGGAATACCGCCGCGCAGGAAGTGCGATCCGCCGAGGGGACATTTACGGTTCGGTTCGACGGCATCGATGTGAGCGAGTCCTAATGGATGCGATCACCGGCGAATTCGACGTGGGCGAGGACGAGCCGCTACCGCGCACGCTCGATATCGATATCGACGTAACGTTTCAGAAAAAGCGCTTCACGTCGCTGCATCTGGAAGAGCCGACCGCGAAGCAGTTGGAAAAGGCCGAGATCGAGCTCAACACGCGCGAGCCGACCGCGTATACCATGCGGCGCTATCAGATCGCGCTGGTCGCCGCCGTGGCGCAGGTCCCGCGCGAAGTCGTGCTCGAATTGCGGCATTCGCAGTTAACGGAGGCGTTCGATTTTTTAGCCGTCTTGCTCGCGCCTTCCCGCAAGGATGGCGAGACCTGATCGGCGATCTCACGCGCTGGTGGGGCTGGGGTCCGCACGACGCATGGGATCTGACCGGGACGCAACTGGTCTGGTGGGCCGAGCAGTCGAACCGGATCGCCGAGCGCGAGCGGGCGGCTAGGGAAACCTGATGGCGAAGCCGCGAGCATTAATGACGCCAGAGGAAAAGGCGCGCGCCGACGCCCGCGTCCACGCCTGGAACCTTGCAAATCCCGATAGGCGTCGGAAGATCGCGCGCGCCTGGGCGCGTAAGTGGCGCGACGAAAACAAAGAGCAGGCGCGCGAGCAAGCGTATCGCTACCGGGACGCCTCGCGAGAACGCAGTCGGTATCAGACCGATGCGGGATTTCGCGCTGTTAAGCTCTTGCGCGCCAAGCTGTACGCCTCGATCAAACGACTGCCGACCAAGACACGGCTTCTGACAAGATGGGACGCACGATCTACGATCGGCCCGCTAGTGGGTTGCTCGCCGGCTGACCTGAAATCACACATTGAATCGCAATTCCTGCCGGGCATGTCGTGGAAAAACTATGGCCGCGACGGCTGGGAGGTCGATCATATCAAGCCTTGCGCGACGTTCGACCTAACCGATCCCGATCAGTGCCGGGTGTGCTTTCATTTCTCCAATCTGCGACCGCTCTGGTTCACGGATAATCAGGCGGCGAGAAGGATTTCCGACTAGTGGCGGGCTACAGTGTCACTTTCTCTGTGGTGGACCAGGCCACAAAGCAGATCGACGCGATCAATCGTCGCGTCGCGCAGATGCGCGCGCCGATGGAACGCATGTCGCGCTCGGTCTCGCGCTTCGTCGATGTCTCGGTCCTGCGGAAAGTCGCGACCGTCTTCGAGTGGATCGCCAAATCGGTCGGCACCGTCTTTCGCTCGCGGAGTGCCGTCGTCCCGCTGATGGGCGCGATAACGGGCGCGGCGTCGATCGCCGGCATGGTCAAGCTGGTCGCGTCATATGCCGATTGGGCGCATACGCTGGTCCAGACCGCCGACAATATCGGCATCACGACGCAACAGCTTCAGCAATTCCAAGACGCGACGCGGCTCGCCGGCGGCAACGCCTCGGACATGACCGAGTCGCTAAAGTCGCTTCACGACAAGATGGCCGATATGAACATCGGCCGAGGCGGCGCCGCCGAGACCGCGCAGATGTTGCAACATCTCGGCGTCAATGCGCGCGACGCGACGGGCCATATCCGCTCGGCCGCCGATCTCATGCCGGAACTGATCGCCAAAATCGCCGCGCTGAAAGACCCGGCCGATCGCGCGCGGATGGCGACCGGCCTGCTCGGCGCCGAGGGCGACAAGCTCGTCGAGACGTTCCGGCAGTCGCATCAGAGCTTCGCCGATTGGTTCACCGATGCCGGCCGGTATAAGGAACTGACCGACGATCAAAAGCGCTCGCTTCAGCAATTCACCGAAGCGCAAGGTCGCCTCGGCGTCGCGTTCGACCATCTCGGCCAGCAAGTCTCGGTCATGGTGGCGCAGCATTTCGGGCCGCTGCTCGAAAAGTTCGCGATCTTCGTCGAGAAACATACGCCGGATATTCTGCGCGCGCTCGACGAGCTATCGACGCGCTTCGCCGCCTGGCTCGATAGCATCAAGTGGGAGAGCGTCGAGGCGGGCGTGACCAAGGTCATCGACTCGCTCAAATGGGTCTGGAAGCATCTCGACGATATCAAGGTCGCGGCCGAGGCGATCGCGACGCTGTTCGCGATCAAATGGGCGGTTGGCATCGTCCGCGCGATCGGCGGCGTCGATACCGCGCTCGGCGTCTTCGGCGTCGGCTCGGCCGGCGGCTCGGGCCTGCTCGGCTCGCTCGGCCGGACGCTGGCGCTGGCGAATGCGACGGTGCTTGCGTTCCAGACCATGCAAAAGGCGTACGATCCCGCGACCTATGCGCCGGAAAACCTGCCGGTCGGTTCGCCGTTCTGGGGGGCTATCCCCGAGGACGAGCAGCGTAAATATCCGAATTCGCCGGCCAGCCAAAAGGCCGGGGCCGGCGGTGGCGGCGGCGGTGGCGCGGCGCCGTCGTTCACGGATAACCCGGTCGGCTGGCTGAAAAATCGCCTGTTCAATAGCGGCTCGACGACTGCGCCCGTCTCGCCGCTGGGTTTACCGCCGGCCCGCCCTGGACAAACGCCGGATCAGCTTTCCGCGCTTCCCGGCGATACCTCGTGGGGAGACTATGGAACGCGGGCGAACAATCCCGGCAATATGAATTATGCATCATGGCAGAATGCCTCGGGGCGCTTTTCTTATACGGACCCGCAGACCGGCGGCGCGCATACGATGGCGGTTTACAACACAATGGAGGAAGGAGTCGCCGATACTTACAAGCTCTTGCAGAGGAATCAGGAAAAATACGGAAAGACGCTAGGCGGGGCGATGCATGGTTGGGCGGAAAATTCCTATATCGGCCCGCTAGCTAAGTCGATGGGTATTGATCCGAGCGCGCCTTTTGATCTCGCGACGGCTGATCCGAGCGCGGTCGCGCGCCTCATGGGCGAACAGTTCAAGCGCGAGGGGCGACGCGGCTCGCACACCGCAACAGAGGCGCAAATTCTCGGGGGCGTCGCTCTGGCGCGCGGTGGCGGCGCCGCCGCCCCGCCGGGCGCCGCCGCCCCGCCGGTTCAGGTCGCGCAAAGCAAGCCGCCGAACGGCGCGGTTGACGTGAGCATTACCCACAAGAACCCGCCGCCGAATTCCGCCGTCACCGCGACCGGCTCGGGATCGGTCAATGTCGCGCCGGTCCGCGTCGAGCATCAGGACATGGCGAGCATATGAGCGGCGTATTCGGCCAGATCAGCGGCGGGATCAGTGGGGTTAACCGGCTCGTCCAGTCGTCCGGCGCGCTGGTCAACGATGTCGCCAAGATCGGCCAAAGCCTCGGCGGCTCGCAAATGCCGGACTCGTCGGGCCTGTCATGGGCGGGCGGCTCGTGGTCGCAACAGCTTCAGCCGGGTTCCTGGCGCGGCGTCGGCTTCGTGCTCGATGCCGGCGATACCGTCGCCGGAAGGCGCGTCGCGATCCATGAGTATCCCTACCGTGACGACGCATGGGCCGAGGATTTGGGCAAGCTGCCGCGCCGGTTCTCGATCCAGGCGTTTCTGGTCGGCGACGACGTGTACCAGCAACGCGACCGCATGCTGAAAGCCTGCGAGCAGGCGGGTGCCGGGACGCTCGTGCATCCGACGCTCGGCTCGATCCAGTGCGTAATGCTGGAATTCCAATGCTCCGACCGCCGCGAGCGGGGCCGCGTCGTCGAGCTTCAGTTTTCGTTCATTATCGCCGGCGACGTGAAATATCCGGCGACCGCGACCGCGACCGGGCAGGGCGTCGCCGCCGCCGTCGAAAAGCTC